TCATATGATAGATAGTTTTTTGAATATTTCTTTTGGGTCATTAATCAATTTACCATATACTTTCAAAATCATTGAAGGATCCTTATGTCCTACTTGCTGAACCAAGGCATATAAATCCACACCTTTACTTATTGCTATTGAAATGTAGGTGTGTCTAGTTATATGTGGTGTGATTTTTATAGCTAAAGCTCTTCCCATTCTATTTAAATATCCCCGAAATGTTTCAAAGTGTAGGTACTTTTTTACATTTCCATTAAATATGATTTGATTACCTTCCATCATTTTTTTAGTTAGGCTTTTATATAAAAAATCATCTTTAACATATATAACTCTTATACCACTTTCTGTCTTTGGTTTTTCAAGCATCACTTCGTGATTAATTCTATCATAAGATATAGTTTTACTTATGCTTATTTCAAGCATTTTATCCTTATGAAATATTATATCATCCTTAGTAAGAGCTATTGCTTCCCCAATTCTTAGCCCTGTTTTAAACAACAAATGTATCAGAAGTTCATACTTACTCCCCTGACAATAAGTAAATATGTCTTTCACTTGCTCTACAGTTAATGCTTTCTTTTCATATACTGGTTTTACTTTAATAGGCTCTATTTTCTTCAGCATCTGCTCACTTATAATATCCATATTGTATAAGTGTTTACACAATCCTATCAGTAGGCATTTTAACACATGTTTATTCTTATCACAAATACTAAGCCATTGGTTTATTATATTAGCCTGCAATTCTCCTAATTTTACATCATCAATCTTTTTAAAGAAATTATTTAAATTGATATAGTACATACTTTTCGTAGATTGTCTTATTTCTTTTTTGTCTATCCATTCTAAAAAGTATTCTTTAAAACTTCTTTGTTTTAATTTCTCTAATAGTACATTATCGTTTCTTGAGTTTTCTTCCTCTAGTTTCCTTGCTGTCCTATTTCTATTGGCCAATACTTTTGCTTGCTCTTCTTCTGCTTCTTCCCTGGTGTTAAACTTAGGGCTTTTATATAATATCTCCTTCCCGTTATGATCATATGCAAGTGGTAAATTTCTGATATAAAATACTTCTTTTCCATTATTCCTTTTTAGGCGTTGTATTGTGCCTTTACGTGTTGGTATCACAAATTCTCCTTTCTGGATACCAAACCTTTCACAATACACATTATACACACTTTTATAGAACGTGGCTATTATTACCCCTACTTGTTCTGCATTTAATCGTATACGTCCATCTGCATCATAAGACACAAATAGCATTTTATCTTTTTCCAACTTTTTAATTTTTTGTCTTATTGTCTGTTGCGACACTTTCAAATATTCGCTTATTTCTTTAATTGTGAATACGGCCATATTTTCCCCTATTAAAATTAGACACAAAAAAAGACCCGTTCCAATTGGAATAGGTCTTTTTGCATTTCTTAATGAAATATATATGTACTGCTTAGCACTTCTGCTATGTCTAATTTTCCTTTTTGTGGTTCTTCTATATCTTCTAACGATTCGCCTATTAGTGCTTCAGCTTGTTTCCTAAATTCTGATAGTGGTTCATATTCGGTGTACAATTTGTAAAACTGTTCCCGTATGATGCCTTTTAATACATGGGCTTCACCTAAGCTCGTACCAAAACTATCATGAATTGTTGTATAGTTCTGTAGGCTACTTTCGTTAACTACCATCATTAAATGGGTACTATCTAAGCTATGGATAAAGTTAGGGGCTATTCCGTTAACTTGTTCTGTCTTGCGTAGCTCCTCTTGTTTGTCTATATCCATGTAATAGATTGGTAATCTTATTGATGTACCCAGTCTTGTTTTAAACGATTTTGTATCACGTTCTAAATAGACTTGCTGTACATCAAGACCTAATGGTGTTTCCCATTGAACTGGCTTACCGCTATTAACAACTTTCCTTGCTATCTTTTGCAAGTACTCCATCGCTTGTGCACCTTTTACAACAACATCTTGAACTGACTGCCATATTTTACTAGCAAGATATTTGCTTGCGGGGTCTTCATAACCTTTAAAATGTGGGTTGTCTTTTGTTATATCGTTGTAAATTTGTTCTCCGAATCCGTATTGTTTACTTCCGTATGCTAGGGTCATTACAGAACGCTTGCATACTTTTCTATTAATTCCATATGCTAACCATGCATCAGCTAGGCTTTTTGTACCTCTTTTTTCTACTGTACGGCCGTTTTCTTCATAGTATTTAGTGTAATTTTCTGTACCACACATGGAATCAATCTCTACTAACATTTTTACTTTATCTGCTACATTTTGGTAAATGTCTGCTGGTCTCTCATGATCAACTAAGTTTACAGCATTTCCGCCTATCTCATCTCTTAGCATTGCGGAGTAATGTTGCAATCCTGAACAAGTGCCATCATAGGCAATTGGTATAGGGCATTTAAACCCTACTAGTGTGCCGTGATTTTTTCTATATAGTAATGCATCACGGTATGCATCACAGAACGCTAGAAATTGTAGGGGTTCGTCTGCCCCTTCCCAGAAGGAAGACAAAAAAGGTTCTGCACTACTTGCTAGTATTTCCTTTTCGTTTTTGTCTATCCATTCGCAACGCTCTTTTAGGCTTATTTTATCGTTGCCATAAAGATTGCATCCTTGAATTTTTAATAGCTCCAGGTCTTCTAGGTCTCGTGTGCATTCTTTAGGTTCTGCATAATGTAACACCGATTTCATGATGTCATCGCCTTGATGGTTAAGATAACTCATGGGGTATATACGCCCTCTGAAATCAATGTTACATGGGAAATAAATATGGTCGTATTCGCTAAAATCTTTAGCAATGTTATAAATTTTATATACTCTTAATGCTCTTGATCGTCTCGCAATCTCTTGCATGTGCACCTCGTACATTTTTCTTTTATGTACTCTTAGTGCTTCTTTATCTGCTCCTTCTGCTAGGGGTTGTAGCTGTGGTATTGATTCGGTACTTTCAATCCCGGCTCTCCCCCCCCCATTTCGAGAATGATTTTGATAACTGAAAGGATTCTTTTGTTTATTTTATAGGGTGTCTCTTGAATTTTATTTACTGCTTGCATGATGTATTGTAAATTATCTTTTTTCTCTACCTTTTCTAAATAGGTTCGCACATATTCCGTATTCAAGGTATATTCTGCTAACCGTATAAACCATACATTAGAACGCAACGCTCCATAATAGGCACCGTCATATATGCTTGTCCATGGTTTTGGTGGTATGATTGTTGGTACTTCTATCGTGCATCTATGAGCCATTCTATCCATATTAGTACTCCATATTTTAGTAAATAAATCAGAAGGAATAATACACTCACTCCGCCTTGCTTTTGATGTAAACTCTGCAAGTCCTGTTGAAGACACAAATATATAAATGAGTTGCGTTGCCAGGTCTGCTAATACTCTTGTGTTGTAGTCTTCCCACTGAAAGCCCTCGTTTTTAAATGCCGTTTTCAAAAACGCTTCTTTGTATCTTGTTTGAACCCTTCTATCTAACTGCCGTTCTATTTCTTTTGTTCTTGTTTTAGGTATAACTTTTGCGTATTGTTCTAATGCCAATTCGTAATAAATCCGCTTACCCATCATTATTGCAACGCTAGACACACTAAACGTATTATCTGCTAGCAAGGCTTGCAAGCATGATTCAAAACAAAAAGCACAAAACACCATAACAGTATTTTCAAGCCCCTGATCAGTAACGCACCTTTGCACAAATTCATGATATGAACGCCGTACCCCTCTTTTTGGTTCTATCTCCGTTTTTACAAAGTCTTCCACATTTTTAATCATGGTGTCTTTGTAGTAACTCATAATACCTTTTGCAATTGGTGTCTTATCACCCCTATTGCCTTGCATGTCTTTCTTAATCCTGATTCGAAACGCCTCACGTGCATAATTCTTGTAATACTCTTCCAACGCTAATTGTTCTTTCAAAGTATTCATGTCATACCTCCATTTTAAAAAGACAAAAAAGGGGCTGATAAGTAAACGGCCTTACTCGGTCTTACTTACCGCCCCTTTAAAAGTGGTACTGCTTCTATTCATTTTTTTGTGGTTAACTATCTTCTATAATTGTATTTTTCTTGTTCTTCTTCGGTCTGCATCAGTTCTTGCACAAGTGGTGTAATTGCTCCAGCAAAAGCAAGTAATGTAATTAGGTTCATTACTTCGTTTTCTTTTCCACTGCCTAGGATAATTCCTAGACACAAAAAGCCTAAATATAAACAAGTTTTATTCATGATGATTTCCCCTTTATATAATTCTACACACATTGTAAAAATTCCTACATAGGTCTTTTACCTTCTTGAAATAAAATTTCTTTTATTTCGTCATATACTTTTTTTATATATGCAACTTCTTTTTTGTCTCCCTTCTGGAATATCTCTCTTATTCCTTCTAATATTTCCTTACGCCCTTTTGCTCCTGTGTTTTGAAAAGCTGTAATGTAGAGATCTTGCATTTCTTAATACCCCCTTTACTTTGCAATGCTATTTTGCATTACATTATAATTAAAAAATATATTGTAATGTTGTTTTGCATTACTTTTGATTTAATTATAGCACTTTGAAAAGTAAATTGCAATGCTTTTTTGCATTACTTTTATTTTTTTGATATAATATACTTAATAAGGAGGTGTTTTATATGGACTTTGAAAAAAATGTAAAAAGAAATTTTTATAATTCTTTACCATCCGATTATTCGATCACTTTTAGGCTACCTAAGCAATTAAAGGAGGATTTTGTTAATCTTCCTAATAGTGGTCCTCTTGCTAGTGCTTTAAAAAATTTTATGATTGACACTATTCTATACCATCAAGAGAATTCAAAAGACAAAAAAGAATAAAGACAAAATAACCCTAGTAACAGTTTTTATAATTTTACTGTGCTAGGGCTATTTTTTATATCTAAATTATATTATCTTTAAGCTCCTGGTGTCATTTATACCAGGAAACAAAATAAAGCCTACTAACTTATATTTTAGCTAGTAGGCTTTTTAGTTATTTAATTAAGCGGATAAGGCACCCCATTTCTCCAGCACGATAGATTTCAATTTTATTTGCCCAGAACTCCGCCATCAGTTCCTCATCATCGTATACTTTACACCAGCTTTTACCCTCTGCTACTTGTCTGTAATGTGCTGGTACTTCTTGTGCATCTGTAATTACATATGCGGTATAATTTGCATCTTCTCCAAAGTGCACCGCCATTGCATGCATTGGAAAGCGAACTGTTAAGCTTGCAATGTCACTAGCTCCTAATCGTGTTTGGAACTCTTTGTAGTTTTTTACGTTTTCTTGTGCTTGTACTTCTTCAAATTTTACTAATGTGCTCATGGTCGTTACCTCCGTTTGGTTTAAATATAAGTTATTTTAAAATTCTTTGCAAGTGTTTTATTTGATTAAGTTGACCCATTTTTATATTTTTCTAAGTACTTTTTAGCATATTCAAATTGAGCGTTGAAGTCTTTTTGTAATTCTTGTTTTTGTTCTGTTGTTAATGTGATTTGCATTTTGGTTACCTCTAACTTATATTGTAATGTTTATTTGCATTACATAAAGGATAAAAAATTTTTGGTTCGGGTTTGTTTGTCGTTCCCCTCACCTCTTGACTATATTATACCATATGTAATGCAAATATGCAATACATTTATATGGTTTTAATTATAATTTTTGTCTATTACAACAATTAAACAAACAATAAAAACTATATAAACAATGCAGAAGCATTGAAAGACACAAAAAAGCACCGCCAGGAATTATATAATACGGTTCACCCCTTATGCTCCTGGTGGTACTTTGTTTTATTGCTTACGTTTATAATGTGCTGTAATTTTATAGGCGGGGTTATACGTTGTAAATTCGTTCGGCTTGCTTAGATCAAAATACAACGTTAGCTTACGCCCCTCTAATTCCATCAGTATAGTACGCTTATTAGAATTATCCCTATCTAGCCTTGTTGCTCTATAGGTGTATTGCTGTATGCCCCAATATTCTGGTGTAATGCTTAAAGGTGTACCCGTACGAACGTTGTACCATTCCCCCATATATAAAGAGTCGGCTTCTTTCTTATAGTGTAGGTATTCCGCTCTAAAACGCTCCTTTTGCTCTTGTGGTGTAAATTTGCTTATACCTATTTCCCAATCTTCTAACATCCTTGCTTGTGATGTATTAGGCATGGCAATCGTTGCCACAAAAAGACACAAAAGAAATAGGCTTGCTTTTCTTGCTTTCATGTAATCCCCTCCTTTTTGTCTTTATTGTAGCATTTAAACAATTTGAAGGAAATAAGCTTTTGTTTTATTTTTGTCTTGTCAATAATTCTTTTTGCCTTTGGTTTATTTCTTTGTATTCTCTTTGGTTGTTGCTTTCATCTATTTTTATCTTTGTTTTAAATTGATATGATCATTTCTTTTTATTCTATTTAATTTGCTTACATTTCTCTACAGCTCTTGTTTATATAGACTTTTCAAAGGCTAATAAAATAGACACAACAAGTTTACTCCTCTTTTTTTAGTCTTTGAAAAGTTCATCATGGCACTATCATATTTTATGGTTTACTTTCCTCTTTGGTCATGTAAAAGGCTTATGATACTCTTATGTACTTTTATCAGGTATTCTTCAGGACTTCTCACATATTCTTAATATAAGTCTTTACCACTACGTGTTTTAGTAGCAGTTGGATTCTTTGGTACTTGTACAAGTTATCTTTGATAATGTTATGAATGTCTACTACATCTCTATAGGTATTACCTTTTGCTACTGCTATGAATACTATAAAATAGAGTCTATCGACTATGACACATAACCCCCCTCAAAAACAAAGGTAAGAGAGGGTAGGTAATGGTAATGTATATAGGAATAGGATAGAGTGAGAGAGGATAATATAGAGAGGTAAGAGACACCATACGGGGGGTATTTAAATCTCTACCTGTGTATATATCCCCTCATAAATTTTTTACAAATTTTCTATACTCACTTTTATCACACCTTTAATAATCTCTTTAACCATACTTTTATCAGTGAAGATAAGACCCTCTTTTAAGACTTCTATATAGATTCTTAATATATCATATATAGTATTATATAGATATTATATAAGAACTCTTATAATAATAAGTTTTTTAAAAGAAGAGAAAAGTAGTCAAAAGAGAAGAAAAGAGTGAGTGATGAACAATAAAATAGTCTGAATATGACATCCAATCTTCAGTCCGATTAGCAATACAGATTATATTGTTCATATAGTGACTCAATTTTATTTTTCAAAATAAAATAGTTGTATTGTTCATATATTTTCCCAATTAAATTAATCAAGTTAATTACCATGTGTACATAGTCGAATAATTAGTTAATTCTATGATTCTTTAAAAAGTTATAATTGTTATTAATACTGCTAGGATCATCATACTTGTGTGTCTTAATATTAAATAAAACACCTCTATCTGGATCTAACCAATCAAGTAATCGATTTTCCATTTCCTCATCAATACCTGTTTGTGCATCCCTATTCATAATATCACTAAAGTACTCTACACCCATAGTTAGAACGTCTAAACGGTCATCATGTGCAAGACTACCTTTATCCCTAGAAATCCTAGTCATCTGATAAAAAAGGCTATAATTTAGTGTCTTTTCGTTCGCTTGATAATCGTTCTGTATGATAGGTTTATGAATGATTAGTTTATGTTGTGCCATGATAGGCTCAAGTGTATCAATGATACGTAGTTCTTTTTGTTTAAAGTTTCGCACCTCTTCAATAGCACAAGGGTGTGTCTTTGTAAGGTACGGAGTAAATAGTTGAGTAAACATGCCATTACCAAAGTTAGATTCGATAAGTACTACATTTACATCAAAGGATTTAGCCTTATTAGCTAGTTGTGAAAGCACATTATCTGCATAACCATTGCCTTTAAAGGCTCCTACGTCTAAGGCAAAAAGATATCCATTTAGATATTTAATAACAGCATAAGCTGTTTCGTCTTGTCCTCTACCGCTGGCATCAATAGCTAACACACTGCCTGTATATTCTGCTACTTGCTCACTCCTACTTAGTGGTTCGTAGAAATAGTCCCCCTTTAGTGCAAGGTTTGGTACGTCATCAATTCTATACATGCGTTCATTTGTCCAGTTCCATTTTAAAGAAGAGGACTTTTTGTCTAAAGAGGATACGATCAAGTCGGATACTTTTAATGGATACCGTTCATAGTCGCTCAAGTTGGTATTAAGCATAAACTGTAAGGCAAAGCCTGCTTTACCATATGATAACCTACGTTTGGTTATTTCCTCTTCATTAAACCGTTTTGGGTCTGTTGGTCTACCACTCCATCGTTGTGGCTCTGTATCATATCTATTAGCAATAATAGGTGCTAATCTGTCCCCATAGTGTTCCCTTTCCTCGGGTGTTTCTGGGTATAATACAGTCCATATATTAGTGCGGTATCCCCTGTTTTGTAATTCGTTATAAAGGCTCATTTCATTTTGTGGTGTGCCTAGGTAAACTATCTGTCCATTCGGTTTTAATATTGCATCATATTCCCTAACAGCTTCAAACAGTTTATCCCTTTGTGTCTGTGTAGCACTGTTATTCGATACTTCCACGTCATCTGATATGAGTAAGTCAGCACGACTACCTGTAATTTGTCCAGTGATACCTACGGACTTTATAGAGGGTGAAATATCTGGTGTAGCTAAGCCTACATCAAATATGTTCTGTGTGTCTCGTTGTCCCTTTTGTGGTAACAAATCAGACAAAAAAGGTAGTGTCTGTATAATTTTCTTTACAAATATTGCGTTGGCATCTGCTCTATCTTTACTTGCGGATACAATCAAGACCTTTTTCTGCGGTTCTCTCCACAAAGTCCAAGCACTAAAAGCACATGTAATAAATGATTTAGCTACACCACGGAAGCCTTGTATAATGTAACGATCACTTGGTGGATTCATCAATGCTCTTGCAATATCATATTGTATCTCGGTAGGTTCGGGTAGACTAATACTATCCCATACCATGTATAGGAATACTCTAAAATCTTCCCGTGCCCTATCAATTTGTGTCTGTGTCCAATTAGTTGCCATATGTGATATACCTTTTTTACATAATATTAAATTTAAGCTATCTATTGTCGCCGTTAAGCCCCCTCTAGTATGTTTTAGGTGTAATCTATCATAGGTATATTTAACGGCTTATTTCGGGTTATTTTTAGTCTAGTGGTTCATCGTCAAAAATTGGTATTTCTTTTACCTCTTGTACGACAATTTCCGTAAGGTTCTTTGTTGTATATAACTCATTGTCTTTCAAATACTTTCGTACAGTAGCTAAAAACTTTGGGTCTCTCCTAAGTTCTTCATCATGTAAGCCCTCAAGTAGTGCCGTTGTTTCAAGTTCTGCTATTGTGTCTATTTGCATTCGGCGGTTCTTTACATCCATATCTGTATATATCACCTCTCTAACATCAAATTTAAACTATCTATTATCGCCGTTAAGCCACCTCTAGTATGGTTTAGGTGAATAACACCACGGAGTTATGAAAAGCTCGTTTTAAGCGAACATAGGCAAAAAGAGGTTAGAACGTATCCTAACCCCTTATATCTGTTATAACCATTTTGTAGCCGTCAATGTGATTCTTTTGTCTGTATTTTTCTGCAATGATAAGATATCTGCTTTTAAATCAATATCAAGCTCTTTTGTTTGATAGGATAATCTTGCACCCATTTTTACCGCTTTATCTTTATTTGTATCTGTTTCAACATAAACGCCCTTTTTAAAGCGTGGTTGTTCTGGTACTTTAATATCTAAATTTACTTGCCGTTCCTCGGAGACCACAAGTTTACCGTTATCAAATTTATGGTTTTCTTTAGCTTTTGTTGTCTGCACCTCGTGCCGTTTACCATTCACTGTTACAACAATAGGTTTTTGCTTATCTTCAATTTGTATATCCGTATCTTCACCCTTTGCTTTTGGTACATAATGAATGGTTCTTTTATTCTGTTCCTTCATCTCTACTTTAACTGAAGGTTGTGTGTGCTCTTGTTCTGGTGTGTCTTCGTGTGAATGTCCACCTAATGCAAAGTGAATAAATGTTGCTAGTGCTAAGACAAAAACTAATGTACCTATAATGATGTATAGTATGATTTTAACTCTTGTACTAATAACCCCAAGCATCCATATACCCCCTTGCTATTGATCTAATGTAGTCACCATCACCATATAAATCCCATCGCATATCAGGGTCGTCATCATCAATACCATAGCCGTCCATATCAGCTACTTCAGCATGTGTGAGTACATTATCTAAAGAAATACCAATCTCGATACATAGTTTAGCTACTACTCTACCCATCATATCGTACTGTTCATTTGTAGGTGGATACTCTCCATAATCAATGGTTCCATCATTAAAAATACTTGCTTTATAAGCACATGCTAAGGCAATTCCAATAGCACCTGTATTACGTCTCCATGTATGTGCTTTTCTTTCATTGAAAGAATCCATATTAGAGTAAATACGTCCGTCATGGTCAATATTTAAGTGATAGTCACCAAAGAATTGTCCATAACGCCCTGCACTCCAATGTAAATAAATCATATTGATATTTCCACGTGCTTCTGTTGTATAGTCGGATAAATCGTAAAAGTCAATCTCTCTCATGATGTCCTTCTCCTCCTTCATAAGATGTGGTATTTACTGTTCTTTCTATTGTGTCTTCGGTAGTTCTTTTCACAACTTCTTGCTCTACTCGTTTATTTACTCCAAACCTAGACAAAACGGCTAAAATACCATCTTTTAAAAATGATGCTTCTTTTACACCCATTTCCTTTAGGTTTTCTGCGATTGAAAAACATTCTGCTACTACTACAGTAAGATAGATAAGAAATGATATTGTCTCATCTGCTTTTAAACCATTGTAGGCAAAGTCTGGAAATAGATAGACAACAATTGCCATAAGAATTGCTAAGGCATAGGCTCTTGTCTTTTGCCCTAGCCCTTCTCTAAATTCACGGCTTTCAAGGTATCCCTTTTGCCATGCTCTAAAAAAGATACCTCGAAATGTATTATAAAAACTGCATTCTCTGTTTGTGTCTCTGTTATAGTTATCGACTACGATAAACCATTTTGTAATTACATCAAGAATGACTAGTATCGCTATTAATAACATCATGTTTATAGCATTTAATAACGCTTTATCTGGTATTGCTATGTGTAGATAACTCATTATTCTTCCTCTTTTAAATCCATTAAATCATTATGAATACATCCTTCTGTAGGGCATGTACCGTCTTCATTGAGTGTCATATAACACCATTCACAAAAATGCATTACTGGAATATCAGAATGTACTTCGTAGTTATCCATTTACTTTACCTCCTTAATCTTTGCAATCATTTCCTGTGTGAGTTTCTTATACTGCTCCTGTAAATCTGCTACACTAGCACCGCTTAATGTACGTCTTGCTAATGTTTGTTCTAATGTTTCAAAACGTTTGTCATAGTAAGCTTTAATCTCTGTAATACGTTCCGCTTTAGTAGGTGCCACAGGTTCGGGCACATAGTCAATAAAATTACCATTGATGTAGCATTTATTATTTGATACGAACTCGTTTTGCATTTCTTGTGTACCTGATAAGTATGTATGGTTCGGATATTGCATTTTAGCAAAGCTTAATACTGATTCTTCTGTATCTCCATGTAAACCTACTAAATAGGTAGTCACTCGAAGACCTTTTTCATTTAGGACAAAAATATATTCGTTATTCATGAGTGCTCCTTTCATATAAAAATAATGCTATATACATTTCGTACTATATCCCTAAGGCAATATACTTATAACCTTGTTTATAAGAAAGACGGTCAGTTCGGAAAGATGAGTTAGTTACACTCGCTATATACCATTCTTTAATCACTAGTTCACTTGTACTATATTCCTCGTCATACATATAGCCAACCCTTAAAGCGATTAAACAACGATTGGGAAACGTAATAGGAAATGACGTTACAGTATCCGTATCTGTTCTGTTTTGATAAATTCCTCCTTGGATAATTAGACCACCAAATGCTTGCCCTAAACACAAATACCATGCTGATTCATTACTAAAATCATATCTTACACCTTTGCTTTTTAATAGCTCTGTAATATCTACATTTGCATTACCTAACAGTTCTTTTACTACTGCCAATGTAGGTACAAGGCTTGTATTTGTGTCTGCCTTATTGTTAGTAAACAATTTTAATAATGTAGCTGTATCACCTTTTGTAATAGTCAAGCCTTCGGTATGTTTTGCAATATCCGTAACGGTGGCGTCATAATCTCCATGATAATGCCACGAACCCCACGCATTATAGAATGTTCGATAGCAAATATTACAAGGTTTATTACTAGCACCATAGGAATAGAATACTTGCGTAATCTTATTGGTATCACTTTTAATCACCTGCACTACACCATAATAATAAACACGTGTAGCACTCGGTGCGTTACTCCATCCCCACATACTGGCTGTCGCTTCATACATACCAGGTTCGGTGAACTCATTCCAATTATTGATACCTGTAGGAATAGGTTTCATACTCATGTATTTGTTGAGGTTATGTGCTGTAGGTGCTGTATTATGTGCACTGATTTTACTATCAATCGAACTGTTAATATCACTTTTTAATGTCGTGTTATTTGCATTAATTTTAGATGTAATGTCAGAACTAATCTCACTCTTCAATGTACTATTATTAGCACTGATTTTAGATGTAATTAAACTTTCATTCGCTCGTGCTTGTGACGTGTTGTTTTCATTAATCTTTCTTGTAATCACTGCTTCATGTACACTTGCTTGTGCAAGGTTATTTTCTGCAATTCGATTAGTAATCAAGGCTTCTTGTTTAGACAACAAAGAATTTGCAATATCACTTTTTGTCTTTTCATCAAGTACACCACTTTTTAGCTTTTCTGATGCACTCTCTATTTGTGCCTTTACTTCATTGGCTGTACGAATGGTTGTATTTAAAGTGGATGTAGCACTATTAGCATTTGATGTAAGTTCTTGTTTTAGTGTATTGGCTTGTGCTGTTAGTTCTTGTTTAGCACTGGTGATACGATCATTAATAGCACTAGTAGTGTTATTAATCCTTGTATCAATTTCACGATTCACTGTAGCTACTTTACTATTAATAGTATTTGTTGCATTGGTCAGTTGTTGTGTTAGGTCACTTTTAGCACTATTGATACGGCTTGTTACATCAGTGGTTGTCCGTTCCCCTAATTGAGTGATAGCTGTTGTTGCCTTGCTTAACTTGTCAGCAATTGCTGTATTTGTTTCTTGGCTTAACCCCGTAATGTCAGCTTTTGCTTTTGTAACCTTAGTTGTAAACTCCATGTTATTTGTGTTCATTTGTTCTGTAACACGTTGTGCTAATTCATTAGTACGTTGTGCCGTAGCATCCACTGCGGACTGTCTAGACAAAACATCTCTTTGTGTCTGCTCAATGCTTGCTTTATGTTGCCGTACCTCTGCGGTAAGCTGTTCTACCTCTTCTTTTTGGTGTCTAACGTACCCATAAGGTACTGCATCAGCATCTTCTGTAGGGTTCCCTACGTGTTTGATACGGCTTCCTTTTACATCCCATGCTTCGTCAAGTGCACGTGTAATCGTTTCATCCCGTACATTGTCCATTTGCTCTTCTGCAAGATGCATTAATTGGATGTAGGATAGGTTCAAATTATCAGCTTTTAAAATACTATTATCTGTCCACGATACAATACGGTTTGACGGTGTTACCCTGTAAATAATTAAAGACACCCCATTTTGTGGAGGTGCCTTTAAAATTACTTCATTTTGATTGACTGTAAAATCTTTTGGTTGTTCTAGCTCTTTACCATTTAATGTTACATGGATAAATGTACTGTTTAAATAATCAAAACTAAATGAATAGTTCTTCTGATTATTTGAAGTAGTCAAGGATACCTTGCTTTTGTACTGTCTTATCATTTTTACCTAGTCCTTTCTTTTCCTGTCTGCGTGCTCTTCGCTCGTTCTTTTCTTGTAGTTGTTGTTGAAAGTTAGTTAGTTGCTTTTTGTCTCTATCAGCGGTATCACTCCATAATGCGGTCGCTACACGAATAGGCATAAACTTTCGTATAGGATATAGCTTTTCTAGTTCTCTACCTGCTTTATCGGATTCTTTTTTATTATGTGTCCATATACTATCTATGCCATGTCCTACTCCTCGAATACCACTATAAGCCGTTGCAATTGGTGGTGCATTCTTAACTAATCGCTCTAATGGATTATCATCATCTGCATAGCTACTAACGGTTGTTTTGTAACTATCTGATCCAGTTAAAATAGAATGTGCATCTTGTGCATATCCTAAACCACTGCCTGTACTACTACGCAATAATCCCGCTGTTATGATATTCTCTGGTGTTAAATGCTCTTCTATCCACTTTTGTTTTTCTTTTGGTTTGTCTTTAAACTTTTCTTCGGCTTTTAAACGTTCACGCATAGCCCAATATATACCTGCTGGAATAGCTGTTGAAAGTGTCATAATTAAATGCTCTCTTTCAGGTTTAGATAACATCCTTAACATATGTTGATTTACTGCAATTCTACTAAAGTTCCTAAACTGCATCATTAAAGCAAAGAATGGATGTTTACTTGCAAGGTCACTATTGCCAATATTAGGCTGTATAATAATGTTTTGACTTTCATTTTGTAGATATGATTTCATCTGTACGTAGCTATGAAAGTCTTCTTTAGCCCATTTTTTCATATCTAATCGGCCATCTTTTGTGTACTTACGTACGATAGACAAAAAAGCTTCTACATCTGTAATGCCTGCTCTTGCAAAGTGTTCATCACTAAATATATTTGCACGTAATGTGCTTTTAAACTTACCTTGTGAAAAGCGGATTAAATCTGTGAATAAATCGGCCTGTATCATCTGAATAGAGTTAGTCGTTAATGGATTCATCATGTTTAGCTTACTAGTTACCATAGCTATTGTGTCTGCCACATTATTGGCCATTCCCAACAATTTTAAAGTCGTACTTTGATTTTCTAATTCATGTCTAGCATAGGAAGGCTGTGTACCAGGGGAGTAAAAACGATCGTGGGCATTTTCATAACCTAGTACTTCATCTATAAAGCGTTGCTTTTGTTCACTAGTTAAATGGATATCTGATAAATCCTCTACTTTTCTTTTAAGAAATGGAATGTAATGGAGTAGTGCTTTACTACCATTAATAGCAATTGCACCAAACCCTTCTGATAATTGGTTACCCATAGCATTCATCATATTAGCACCATAGGATAGTTTACGGAGTAATTGTGATAGTTCAGCACCTACACCGTCTGTACCTCTTTGTCTGCCTTCAAATAGATACGCTCCAGTAATGCCTTCAAGGCTATGTTCTAAAGCATCAAGCTCTCGTTCTGCTTGTGTCTTTGTGATATAACCTTTTCGAACACTTGTGTCTAGCTCTTCTACTACTCTTTCGTGGAGTTCTTTTACATCTTTGGCAATATCTGTAATACCTGTAGCTTGATATAATCCTACTGCTCCACTTGTTCGATTGGCTTTATATTGCATTGTCATTGGAATGTCTTTCACTCGAATAGAATCATAATCAAATAAAGCTCCATTTGGTAATTCTTTTTTTACTGTGTAGTCAAGTGGTACACGTGCTTTCCAGTAGTTTTGTTTACCGTCTTTTGATGGATGTAACGTAAATATCTTTTCATTGTCTAAAGAGGTGTGCCAACTTGCCATATCTTTTGCTAGATAATCTATAAAATCTGATGGTATAGATGTAAACTTATCTATCAATCGTTCACGAATTGCATCATCAGACAAAATTTCACCTGTGGCTAAGTCTACCCATTCACCATCTACTTTTTTCATTTCATTACCATATTTTACTAACAAATCTTCAATGATATCATTATCATACATATAGTGTCTGATAAAGTTATCATCTATTCGTATTGCCTCTCTGAAATACTCTGTCATGAATTTTTTGTATTCTTCATCACTAGCAAATAGGCTGTTAATATATTCAACTTTACCTGCATCAGGAATACGTGTTAATTCATCTATTCCACTGCCACTAAAGTCATTAATTAAACCACTATTAGCCATAATTTGTTTGTCTTTTCTACGGAATTTCTTGACACCTTCTACTGCTTTTCTAAGTGGTTCGCTCAATTCATCTAGTGTTTTTGTCTTATCCCTATACACTGCATGATAGGCATCGACTACATCCATAGACCACAATCTCGCTTGTTCATTCGTTGGTAATTTGTACCATCCTTTTTCTTGAATATATTCTTTATAGGTATCTAATACTTCATCTATGATAGGCATATATTCATTTTTAATAATTGTTTTTACTGTCTCTGCATCTAAATGATTCGCATTGTAACGTTGTCTTGTATCTCGATGTAAAAACTTACCTAATGTACGTAACGTTGAGGATGTGGAGTTCATAAAAAGACCACTAATATCCCCAATGAATTTACCACGATCTAACCATTGTCCTATTTTTCTACCTAGTTTTGTCTTACCTAAAAAGCCTAGCTGTGTTTCTTTTCGCACTGATTCTGGATCACGCACACGCTCTTCTAATGCTTCTTTCATTTCATCCCTAAAAGTTTGCCCTGTAGGTGGTTCAGTACGTTCTTCATATTTAGGTGCACCATTTTGAATATCTGCTATCTCTTCTGCATATGGTACATCTTCTTTTGGTAGCTCTTCTACTAATTGTGCTTCTTTTTGTGCTTCTTCAGGTCTAAATGTAATTCTATCTTTAGGTTTAGGTTCAATATCTACATACGGTGTATTATCCAATACTGGGCTATCATGCTGTGCTAAAGACACAAGTTCTTCTTTACTTCTTACTTTTCCGCCTGTTAAGCTTCTACCATCTGATAACGGTATACTAATTGTTTCTACTGGCTCTCCTGTAGCTAGATGTGTTGCTATTGCATCTAAATCACTATTAGATAGTTTTGTATCCATTGCTTCGGATAATTCTTTTTTAATAATGTTATAGCCTTTACTTTTTCTGTTTCCTTTTAAAAAACTACCTAGACCTTCTGCTGTAGCTTCAAACCCATACTTTTTAGCAAATTTTTGTAGGTCAATGTTTAGTATAGGTTTTGTCTTTACCGCTTTATCATCCATAGTAGCTACTGCATCTATACTATCTTTTAATAGCTTCGCTTCTTCTAATTTAGTAGCTTTACCTCCTATTCCTTTAGTAAATGGATGTAACAATAATCCTAGACCAAAAGAAGACACACTACCTACTAAGAATGCACTACCATAATCTGCTTTAGCTCCACCTAGCTGTTCACGTGCTCCTACGTCTACCATATTTAATAGACCATTGGCTACACCTATTTCTGCATACTTTGTGATAGCCTTTTCACCAATTTTAGACAAAATTTTACTACCAAATTTAGCCCCTAGTTTAGCTGTAAGTGCTTCTTCACCTGCCACTGGTATAAAGTTAATCGGATCAACTGCCGTACCTACTAATGTACCTAAGACACGTCCTGTATTCCATCCACCTTCTTCTATTCTTTGTTGTCTGTCAAAAAAATCTTTTTTGCTATTTACTATTAAATCAAAATGAGCCTTATTGCTTGCATTTGCTTGTGCATACATTAAGGCTCTATATCGTTCATCATCTACGCCATCTTGCACCCCTAATAGTGTTTTGGCTTGTGCAATGTCATCATTTGTAATTTGTGTTTGTGGATTGTTTTGTGATAGCTTACTTGTAATATCATTATAAAATAAGCTATTTTCATTATGTATCCCTGTTTGTACTAAACGCCCTAACCAACTATCGTCTAGTTCCTGTCTAAAGGCATCTTTGAATGTTACTGTATTATTACTAATCCACTTTTGAGCCCTCTCAAAGAAGCCTTCTTCGTGCTTTTCTTTAGGCTCTATCTGTCCTATAGATTTTAGATAATACATACTATCAGGATTAGTTAATGAATTTCCCCATGGTCTTTGGAAATTATCTTCTGCTGTCATCTGTGATAAATAATTTTTGTCTGAATATCGTCCAGCACCTGGTACATAGGTTTTATCTGCGAATGCATCAGTACCATCATATTCTTGTGAACGTGCTCGTATCCCTGCTCCATATTCTATAATTGCTTGTTCTAATGTTTTACCACTATCTTTAGCTGGAAAGAAATAATGGTATGTTCCACCAGGATTACCTAATATATTTGCAAATTCTTCTGGTGTCTGTGCTTGTGCAATACCTGGGTAATTTTCTATAAGGTATCTACCCTTATAATCTGCGTATTCCTCGTCACTAGCAAATACTTTATAATACAAATTCCCATCTTGGGGTGGCTGTGGGTACGGTGTTGGGTCTACCTGTGTAATACCACCGTAGTTATGTGCCACTCTTGCAAGGGGACTATTTCCATCCCCTGTTTCTACAAGCATTTGTCCAAACAAAAGTCTTGCATTAATCCCGTACTTTTCTTGTACATAGTCTGCAATATACTTTAAACTGCTAACTCCTGCCATGATAGACTACCTCCTTTCTTTTGTGTCTTATGAGTAGCCTTTTAATAGATATTCTACTTGGCCTTGTGTGTAAACTTTCTCGTTTGATGGATTATTTATATCTCTTACTCTGAATTGGTATTCACTGCCATTTTGTTCAAACGTTACTTCAGTTGTACTCCACGCATTAAATGTATTTCTTATTTCTGAAATTGCACCCCCTATTGCATGATTCAATGCATCTATACCTTGTGATTGTGCATAGTACTGCATTTTATTGTACGCCCATTTAGGGTATAGACAACCAGCACTTAATACATAGTTATCCGCCATAATACGTCTACCTTTCTCTAATGCTGTTTCTGCACTATCTCCAGCTAACATAAATGTTTCTGCTAGGTTTACATATTCTGCATATGCCTGTGTTGTTGTATGATCACTAAAATTGTAATAATTTGTGTCATCATCACCTGTATTATAAATATTTGCATCTAATGCCATTCCTCGTACTGTGCTCTTTACACCGTCATATATCGTACTATTTTGTTTGTTTACATAAGCTCTCGCCATTGTTTCTAATGCTTGTTGTTCATTGGTATTTGCAATTAAATTGTTCAAAGACACAATATCTGCGTAGGCATCTCCTAACAAATTTGGAGCTTGATGTTTTAAATTGTCGTCTAAGAAATGTAATCCCATACGTAGTGCTTCATCCATTTTACCATTTGCTAAGGATGTTTTAATTTGTCTAGATAAATTCTCTCGTAGTGGTTTACCAATAATGTTATCCATCATTAAGTTTGTATAACTTGTTGTGTCTCCACTTGCTAAGTATTCGCTTGCTAGCTCTAATCCTGTTTGGATATATACACCTTTTGCACCTTCCCCAAACGCACTTAATTCACTTCCACTTGTTGGTCTGTCTACTTTACCTTGTGCAACTCGTCTTACTAGGTCAGCAATTGCTCCTGTATTTACCGCTTTTTTAGCTTGTGCCATACGTGCTCTTTGCTCTGCTAATATCGCATTCTTTCGACCATCAATATACGGTGCTATTTGTTTTGCCTTTTCTGGGTCTTTTTCTCGTAACTCTGCAAACTTTTTATCTACGGCTTGTATGGTTGTTATTTTATTTAAGTCATCCATCATATTGGTAAACTGTTCATTTCTAATTTGTGCCCCATACTTATATGCTAGATCATAGTATGCGGTAGGAGACACAATATCTTTTACAGCTTTTCCATTAAAGGCTTGATATTCCCCAAGTTCATCCAGTACATCTTTATTACCAGTACTTGCCATTCTTTCCATAAAATTCTGTAATAGCTTTACTTCTGTATCTACATCATGACCCTGTGAGATATTAATTCGTGTCATAATATCCATAAGTTTTTCAGCACGTTCTTCTTTTTTTAATTTGCTGTACTGCCAATCCCTAGCTAGTTTGTCTATTTCACTTTGAAAGCCTTGTAATCTGTCTCGATACAGTTCTTTATTTTTGTCTTCATGATATGCATTAAACACTGTTTGTGTATTCTCTAATCGTTGGTTGTGCAGTCCACTTTCAAACGCATATTCATTAGACACACTTTGATTGTTCTGTTTGTATTCTTCTAATGCTTTCTGATAAAAATCCTCATAGCTTTGTAGCTCTTCTTCAGCTGTACCTGCTACTTTTCGTCTTTCACGGTAGGCATGATAGTCAGCATTGATTTTATTATTTAATTCTGCACCACGCAATTTATCTATAATACCTACTGCATATGGGTTGTCTGATAAATCATAACCGCCTACATTAGCAAGCATCTCTACAGCTTTCAATGTATGACGGTTTTGGTTATTTTTATATGCTTCTGGTGCTAATGCTTGTGCTATTTTTAAATCTTGTTCATCTTTAGAGTTTTTATAATCTCCATAAGCTACACCTAATGCTTTCATTCCAGTAGCTAAGGCTTCACTGTTATAGTTCTTTTGTGCAAAGATATTATAGTTCACTGGTATACCTTGCAATCGTTCTTGATATACCTGTGGTTCCTGTGGTGTATATTGTTTTTCAATTGCAATTGCATTGCTTGTATTTGTTGGCATTTTTATCTCCTTACAATCTTCAATCTTGATCCATAAGCACTATTAAAATGTAATGCATTGTTCATATTATTTGCATAGTTTAATTGAGGATATGGAGAAAAGATACCATCATATGTATTATCAGACACACCTCGTTTATAAATAAAGCTGTTGTCTCCTAAATACTTATCATACGGCCTTACATAGCCTACATAATGATTGTCAGTATAATTATTATAACTTTCTCTAAATCCATTAATCATTTGATTTGCTTGTGCCCCTTTAAATTGCATATAACCTTGCAATCCAGCTAATCCCACATTAAGCATATTGCTTAGGATAGAGGGAGCTTTTGGTGGATGTAAATTAGATGTAAAATCTTTTGTCTCTATCAACTTTGCTTCTTTGTTTAGGTCTATTTCGTCTGATTGACGTACATAGTTATCTTTTATTCCTGTTAGTGCTCGTAGTGTATCAGCATGTGTACTTCTTTGTAGTAATCTCCCTGTATTTCCGCCATCTCCATACTCTTCAGCTACTGCACTATCTACACCACCTTGTAATCCTCTACCTTGCATTGTAATTTTACTAAGGCTTGCTACTGCACTATCAAACGCATCTCTTCTTTCATGTTCATAGTTTTGAAATGCATAGTTCATACTTTTAATTGCACTATATGCTTGAGCTCGCATTGCCTTACCTTCTGCAATCGCTTGTCTTTCTCTTGCTTTATTTTGGAAGACTGCTCCTAACATATTTAATCCCATTTGTATAAACATTGGGTTCATATACTCCCCCTCCTTTCTTTTAAATTGTTCTGAATCGATTTGTCATGTTCCCCATCCATGTATAACCAATTAAAGTACTAGGTAACGGTGAATCATTTTCTATTGTTATACTTGTGTCTGTATTTGTACCATGTATAGGTATTTGCCATTCACCTGTAATGATTGGGTGTACATTAATTCTATTTACTTCATTACCTACTTTACGTCCTGTAAAATGATATTTTCTAAGTGGTTTCCCTGTGCTTTGCACTAAGACAAACATGTTACCTGTTGATGAATATTGTAACTTTAAATACTGTAGGATTAACCTATAGTTATCCATTGGTTGTGTGCCTTCTTGCTCTCTATGTTTAATGTAGATAGTAGATAGTTTAATTTTGTAATTATAAGCAATTCCTACATAAGCTTTTTGGCCATTTAGATTTTCTACAAAAGGTATTGTAACTTTGTTGTCTGTCCCTTCAAATACTCTTCCATCGTATAAGACAATAAAGTATTTAAAATCTACGTCTCTTTGTGTTTCAAAATGTTCTTTTGCATTCCATGTAAAGGTACTTAAGCTTTCATCATAAGTACCCTGTAATGTGATGTTTTCTTTTCTGTCCATCATTAAACGATAAGGTTCTTTGTCAAAATCTTCTGTATTAAATGTGATATCCAGTCTTTCAAGACACACAAGGTTATCATATTTCATTAGTATGTATAAGGATGAATTGATAAAGCCTAGCCCTAGGATTTCGCCTTTAAATTGCCAATGCGACCAGCTCGCTTGTAATTTGTGCTCTTGTGCATATAGATATTTATATACATAAATTTTTGTCTTATCTGCCGTAGACAAGGCAAGCAATAGGTTTTCATTGGTATTACTGATTAAATCATATACTGTATTAGCTATGTAATTAGGTACATGACTTGTTACATCGCTTGCATCCTTAATGGAGCTATCACTCGCTACTGCATAATATTCTTTTACAGAAGTATATTCAGCACGTTTCGATGTAAAATAAATATTACGTCCGCTTACTTCAGGCCTTACCGATGTATCATTACTAAAGGCTGTAACCTGGGCTAGATAAGCATTCTTAGGGGTTAAGACACCCTCTGCATGCAAGATAAATTGTGCGGAGTCACTAAACAATACAAGGTCTTGATTGAATGGTACTGCACTATGCAATGTAGACACCCTAGTACTTGATACACCTAGGTCTATCGGGTCTGTATCAATGATCCCTGTAGCACTATCTACAAAAAAGTTATAGTAATCGCCACTGCAACTAAGACACACATTTTCACCACTAATGAACCCTAAACGGTTACGGAAGAAAAAGATATCTGTAATTTTGTTGTCTATGAATGAAGGGGTAGGGTTGCTGTCTTCATCTCCACTTAATCGTTTATCCCATTCCAGTTCTTTTATTTCGAACGTATTATCACTGTTTCTTACTAGTGCATGTGGCATAGTACTTGCATCAATTGTGGTCTTTACACCATCCTTAACTGTTTCTTTCCATATATTGGCTTTTTCATCATATTTTAAATAATAGTCATCGTCTTTATTTGCATCACCACGAATTTTTACAATATATCCATCAGGAGCGGTGGATGGTAAATCAGTAACTTTTGTTACTTCCCCTCGAATAACTTTCAGTGCTTGATTGTTAAACCCATCACTAGCGGTAACTTTCCCTTCTTTTATGTCTTGTAGGTAAATCCAATGAGCCCCTTTAATATGTTTTCTCCCGTGACTATTTAAACTAGTACTTAATGCGTTTGTTATGTAAATAGTATCTAACCACTTTGTGTCGTCTGGGTCTTTCCCTGTAGGTGTTGAATGTAAGGCGATCTCTTCATTATTTAATTTTATAGAATATAACCTCCCATATTGTCCTTCTTTGATAAAAATTAATACCCCATCTGCATAGGCATTGCTTTCCATATCCTCTTTCATCCTTGTAACTTTTTCAGTGTTACATATAAACGTATAATCAGCTTGTGTAATCGTATGTATGTTTTCTAACGGCTTATTTGTTTGTATGTATGGATGTGTTGCATTCTTAACGGTATATTCATTACCTTTTAAATCGAACACTTGTACCCTTTCACCGTTGAAAGACACAAAGTACTGTTCTTTTTCATCACGATTAATTAAATGAATTTTAGGCTGTTTGTCTTGTACTAATTGAAATGATTTCAATTTCTTCATTAATACCGTTGGTGGTCTTTTTTGTAGTCCATCAGCTTCTGTACTATAACCATTAATTTGTTCTTCTAATTGTTCTGCATGTCTAAGTATTGGGGGCTGTTGGCTTATACCTGCCACTATGTTCTTGATCGTCTGTGATACTCGCATACTAACCTCTATTCATAAGTTGTTGAATTTCTGAATTGTTCGCCATGCTTGGATGTGTCATATCAATTTCATAACTATAGAATCTTGCTCGTGCTCTTTGCTCTTCTTCGTATAGTTCTTGTGTTACTTGGCCATCCCCTAAATAACGGCTACTAAATAATCTGCTTGCCCTTGCTGTAACGTATCGTTTGAACGCTGTAGGACAATCTTCAAATGGTACTAGAATAACTACACTTACCGTGATTGGTGATGTAAATATAGATGTGTTATCTGTGAGTGAGAATAAGACACCACTTCTTTCTTGATATACTTTACCGTCTGTTCCTTTTAAACGTAGGAATGTAGGGCTCCAATAAATATATCCTGTTTGTGTGTCTGGTGTTAATGTATATTGTGGATGGTAATTAAAGCTCCATTGTTCTTCTTGTATCTCTTGTAAAACGCTATCTAAAATACGTTTACAATTCATTACATCCACGTTTTCTACTTCTTCTAAAGTATCTACTGGAGCTTCGCCAATACTTGCTAACATTTCATTGATAGCATCTAGTGTTGTATTTGGGGTTATAATCATACTTTTCATCCTTTCTCTAGGACAGTTTGCTTTATTTATTTTAGGACAGACACAAAAATAGGGAATAGTATTTCTACTACTCCCTTAATTTGTTGTCTTAGGTATGCCCTATTTAATATTGCATACTGCTACTGCTTCTGGTCGTAATCCACCATGTCCCATAGCATATTTTGCCACAATGTGGTCTGCTTGGTATTCCATACGGCGACCATGTTCAATTTGTAAATCTTTTAATTTTAATGTACCTACACAAGAACGATGTCCTGCAATAAATGCCACGTTTGTTAAGTCACTAGGGAATACATGTCCCACGCCTTGCATAACGCCATTTGCGGATGTACCTGTAGAGATATTTGGTACTTCGATAACTTTAAAGCCTAACAATTTATCAAGGTTACCATCAACGATTGTAGCTACTGCCCCATAATCACGATCAATAGCTGTTTTGCTTGCTAATAAAGAATTATAGGCTTCTGGTGTGATATATACATATCGTTCATCCATTGGTACATAGTTCTTAGTGAATTTTGCACGTACTTCCATTAAGCCCTGAATAACTGCATCACCTAATGCTTGCGTGATACCTGTTGCTCCAGCACCTAATGTTTTTGTAATAACAGTACCACCGCCTAAGCCTGGTAATGTTTCTTGCTCTTTAGCAAGTTTTGCCATTTCAGCTAATACGGCTAAGTCTGCATGCTGTGCCAATGTTTCCCCTAATTGTTTGGAATATTCTTGTCTCCAATCTACGTGGCTCATCACATTATAAATATCAGTGATTAACACGTCAGACACAAGCAAGCCATCAATGTGGATTAACTTCTCGTTGTGTTTCATTTCTGTACGTGTATCATCAAGGTTTGCCCCTGCTTGTAAATAACGTGCTTCTGCACGGCCACTTACTGGGAATTGTGCGGATTTACCGCTCTCAATTGTTTTTACAATGTGGTTAGGCATTACCAATGTTTGACGGTTGAATGCCGTTAATACCTCACCACTAAATACTTTTAACAAGGAATCAAGTGGTGTACCTGTTCCATTATTTTTGCCTGGTTGTTGAATGTTAGTTAAGTTTGCCATTGTTCATTTCTCCTTTAATAATCAAATTTAGAATTAATAACTTTTTGCTCCACCATTTGTGTATAAGCTCTATCTCTTCCGTATCGCTTATCACTCATCGCTTGTTGCATTTCATAGCTACTTGCAAAGCCTTCTTGTACGGCTCCAGTAGCACTGCCCCCACTCATAAACGTAGGGTTATTTGTTCCATAGGTATTTACCATTTGTGTCTTTAACTGCTCTACAGTTGCTTGGATAATACCTAATTTGCCTGTGTTAATTGCATCATTAAATAGATTGATTGCTGTATCACCTTGTGATTGCACAAAAGACACAAAGGTATTCCACTCTTGCTCATTCCCTACATAACTTTGTACCGTAGACACAAAAGCATTTGCTTCACGTTCTACGTTACGAATATAGTTATCAATGACTTCTTTAGGGTATCCAGCTTGAGTTAATTTACTTTGTGTCTCATTGGATAAACTACCGTTTTGTAGATATTCATTTTCTACTGCTGTAAAATCTACGCCACGTGCTTCTAAATCTTTTTGTAATGCATTCTCTGTGGCATTAATGCTATCTACATCACTTTGGGTAATAGATGTATTAGTACCACTTGTTTCTGTGTTCTGTTGGGTTTGTGTTCCCTCGGTTTGTGTACCCTCTGTTGGTGTAGTTTCGTTAGTCTGTGTTGTGTCTTGTGGAATACTTTCCTCATTAACACTTACTTCATTTGTAACTACGCCTTCATTACTCGTTACCTCCACCTTTTAATCCTCCTTCCATTGCTTGCATACCAATTTGTTGGGCTTGTGCTTCTTCTTGTTCCTGTTGGATTTCTTCCATTGTTTTAACTAACCCTTGCGTATCAATACCGATAGATGTTGCAAGTGATGTAATTAATTGCGGAATTTTTAAGAATGCTATGCCGTTTGGTAACGCACCTAACATTTGAATAAATGTGCTATATTTACTAAAGTCATGCCCTCGCCCTAATGCTTCCATTCCTGTTGTAATAGTAGGTTCAATAAAGCCGTCTGGTAGTTGTACTACTTCACCACGGCTCATTAGTTTTGCTAACAGTTGCCGTATAAGTGGTAGTTGTAACTCTTGCGTAAGGATCGCATAGACACCACCTAGGGTATCTTCTAACTCACGTGCTACCATACGAACCTCTTCAGCCGTTACCCGTTCAGCATTTCGTTGTACTGCACTACTAATCAAAAAGACAAAACTCAATCGTTGCTCGATGTTATCCATGTAGTTTTTTGCGATAGCTAAGTCGTTATACTTTTGTGTCTGTAGTACTTGCACATCCTCGACTCGTCCATCTATAAAATCACCACTTTTTGCTTCTTGTAGCTTTCGTGCTCTCGTCACGCCATTAGGGTGTACAAGGTAAATAATTTTACTCATGACTGCGGATGTGAAAGACAATGCCTTTCCGTGATTCTGCAATTCTTTCAAATCACCGTAGTATTGTTCTACAAACGAACGCCCATAATGTTCCCCATCCTGTTTACTCATTCGAATAGGTATATAAGGGCTTTTATTAATTGGAAATATTTGGTCACTTCCTGCCACACGTTTACCGTTTAATTCCTGGAAAGACACAAATTTATCTTGCTCTCTTACTATGAGTGTATAGACTTCAAGCACTGTATCATCTTTAGTACTCTCATCAATCATGGATAACAATTGTGGCGGTAGTGATCGTTTTGTTACTTTATCCCTTGTACATATCCTTAGGATGTTACCGATTGCATCACGCTCTACTACATAATCATGTAGGCTATATAACCTACTTCCGTTTTCTTTTGGAGGCAAAAAAAGAAGGCAATTTCCAGTTACTAATAACTGCAATATGCCTTCTTGAATGGTAATTCGTATTTGGTTTTCTTCAATACTGCGAATGATTGTGTCTTCAATCTGCATCAGCTGTTGCTCCACTTCAGCTATTTTATCTTCATGTCCTACTAATTGTCCTTTCATTTCTGGTGTTAGTCCTAGTCTAAAGAACTTTTCATTAGGGGGAAATAAAGCAAGCATAAGCTTTGATGTTAAGTTATTAACACCACGTGCACCGATACTTGAATATAAATCATCTAATGCCTTGTTGCCATCGTCTGTTTCTTCACGGAATAAGATAGGAATAGTGACTTTAGCATTTTTAATTCCCCTATCTATATAGGGTTGTTTTGCTTGTGAAAGCTTTTTAAATACTTCTTTAGCTAATATTGCTTGTTCCTGTTGTATCGCCATATCTTTTTATTCCTTACATATTTGTTGCATTATAATCTGTACCGCCTGTGTTACGATCAATTAATAATGACTTACGGCCTTTCTTCTGTTTTGTCTGACCTAATTGTGGTGCTTCAGGTGTTTCTGCTTCTGTTTTTAGCACCAGGTCTTGTGCTCTAACCGTTGGTTGTGGGATTGTAATTGTTTTATTTCCACCTCCAAATAATCCTCCAAAGATACTACCTAAAAGATGTCCTAAAAAACTCATTCTGTCTCACCCCCTTTCATTTCGTTTTCAATTAGCCATTGTAAATATACTTTTGCTTTTTCTAAATCTTGTACTTTGTTGTCTTTCTTTCCAGCACGGATAAGATACTTTAATGTATTTCCATGACAAAAGCCACTGAATTCTTCTTTAGACAAAACAGCCCTAAGTACATCAATGCTTTCAATGTCGCCTAAGCCTTTCAATTTATAATGTTTTGGAGATACCACTGCATCATTCATACGTTATACCTTCTTTCGTCCTGTTCCTCTTTTATACGATGTAACAGTGCTAGTAGTTCTGTTCTAAGACACAAAGCACCTATGATTTTATCGCTATTCCATCCTTGCTTATTTAGGATGTAATCAAGACTAAAATTCTCTTCAATAAAAGACACAAGGTCACTATCTACATATACATCTTCTTTATTAACCATATTTAAAAGTCTCCTTCAGGTTCTTTTAAATCTAAAATATGTAATTTCTTTTTGTCTTTGTTTGGTTCCCATAACCGTATACGTTGGTTCTTTTTGTCATAAAAACCTTTACGTAAAATAAAAGCAAGGCGTGCATTCGTGAGGGCTTCCTCTTCTGTGCTACCTTGCTTTTTATACATATTTACAACGTTTGTCCAATTGTATCCTTCTTTGTCTAGGTGTCTTTCTGCTCTTGAGATACCTATATTAGGACACCCTTTATAATTGTCAGTAGGATCACCTGTTAACGTTTGGATTAGATGAAAGTTATCTGATGCTTCTTTATCGTACTCATAAAATATATTACGTGAAAAATCATAAAATCTGCTTGGGACTGTACGTAAATCCTTATCACCACTGATTACAATTGTGTCTTTAGAATTTGCTTGTAATCCTAAACAATCATCTGCTTCAAGCCATGGTAGACAAACAGCATTATAGCTTTTCATTACCCAATCTCTCATAGGTGCATATAATATTGGTCGTCTTTTCTCACCACGGTTTGCCTTGTAATCTGGATAGATTAGGTTTCTAAAGTTGTGCTCATTGTCTGATAAACACATAACCACTTCATATTCACCCTCTACATTCCAATGTTCACATACTAACTCAATTAAATCTCGTACGTGATTGTCAAAGTGGATAATAGCTTCATTTAAAGTACCATGTAATGTATATAAATCATCGTACCAATGTACTACATGTTCTGCCTTTTCACATGCAATATATAACAACATGTCAGCATCAAATAATAGTTTCATCATAGGTGTCTTCTTGAATGCCATGGATATAGCCCCGTAAGTAGGCTACTTTCACATTGGCATTATTTAATTCTAATTTATAATTATCTACATCATCTTTTAATGCATCAACTTTTTGTTCTAAGAAAAAAACTTTTGTCTGTAGTTTATTATTCTCTTTTTCGTATTCTTCATTTGTCATATCTTATTTGCTCCTTTACCATTCTAAAAGTTTTATAAGTATTTCCTGTGTAGGTAATAGCATTGGAATACCTACCCCAAATAATGCTAAAAGGAATCCCCATACAACTCGTTTTGAATCATATACATCAAGCCCTACACAAGTTTGGAGTAGTCCAATTGGAATACATGTACCAGCTATTAAGACTTTACAAGTAATATATACATCCATCAAATACTCATGCCATGGTGTCATATTTCATCTTCTCCTTTTTTGTCTTTTATTTTTAAAAGTGTTCCGATTTTTAAAACAAGTACTATCACTACTTGGATAATAGTATGTTTTATAATTCATTAACCGTTCTTCACATTCTTTGTCTTTATTTGCCCTGTATTTTAAATATGTAGAGCATCTATCATGACACCCTATTTCTCTGTACGGACAATCTTTACATGGAGGCTCCATATATCACCTATAACAAATTTAATGTATACACCTGTTCTAACGATTCCTTTAGCCTGTGAAAAAGTTCCCATGTATCTTCATCCGGACTATACTCATCACAAGCCACTAATACCTCTTCATAATAATGATATGAAGTGCCACTTATGCTAATAAATAAGTATGCTCCTACTAATAAATCAATGATTAAATCACTAATTGTATACACCTCTTTTGAATCAGTAGCAGTTCCTTCAATTGTTTGTAAGTATTTCCATGTAGCATGATGTACTCTATCACATATTAGGCGAATCCCTCTTGCTTCTGTCCTTATTTTAAGAGGTAACTCACATACCCCACACAACAATAAGTTGTCTAAATTATCAACTAATTCTTTTGAGCATTTTTCTATATCTTTTAGAAAATTAACATCTACCATTATCAGTCCCCTCCGTATCAGACAACAATATTTCTGTTTCAAAGTTATTGATTAGATATTCAATTCGATTAAACAGTTCCCATGCTTCCTTAGGTGTTTCGCATGTGTTAAAAATATCTACATGCCATTGTTTCTCATGATTGATAACTAAATTGAATAACAATCTATAGAATAAAAAGGATGCTGTGACTTCTTCTATATTATCCTGATGTAAAAGGTCAATAATAATACTAATATAAAATTGTTGTAAGACGTTTCTAAATGTTAAATACTCAACATACGTACTTTTCTCTCCCTTATACCACCCACAATAAGGAACAAATGTACAACTGTTTAATGCACTTGCCTTTTCTGCTAACTCTTGCAATACATCATAATTAATAGGGTATTTCTCTTCTATTGTCTCGTCTAAGATAACTCTAGTACGTACCGTTTCTTCGCTCATCTGTTTTCGTATACCTCCGATATATTAATCGACCAGTCTAAGGTGATTTCTTTTAATTCATAATTCAACGTATATAATTCTTCTAATTTTGGGTAAACCTTGACTATCGCATCTTTACTTTTTTGTAAATACTTATCCATATGAAATGCCATGTAATGCACTCCATGACAAAGCAAAGAAAATGCATTGTAATCCTTAGCTTGCTTTAATGCCCAATAGTAACTATTTAATACTGGTAATATATTCACCCTTATATCCAGTAAAATATAATTACTCTGGGTATCCCTTACTACAATATGTTCCTTTGTGCTTTTATAGGGTACTTTAATCTGTTCTTCAATAAGCCGACACATCTTCTGTTCTATTTCATATAGTGTACGTAGGCTTTTAATGCGTGCCATACCAATTTTCACCTATCTTTCCTTCAGTGTCTAACTGCATTCTGAATCCATAATGCTCCCCTACATCTCGTACGGCTTGCTGTGCTTCTAAGACAACAATTTCAGCTATCTCTTTTGTTCTGCATGCTATTTGTTGCTCATCATGGATCCATGCCATCAAGACAAAATCTCTATCCCATCCATGCTTTAAACCACGTTCTAACAATCGTTGCTCTGTGCGTACTATCCACTGTTTACAAATCAATGCCCCTGCGGACTGTAACAGTAAATTCAATGCACTATGTAAGGAACGTACATATAACTTTCTTCCGTCTAATCCATATAGATAGTTACGTTTCATCTCTACTTTTCGTGTCGCTGTGTTAAACCTAGATAGGGTGTCCTTTATTTGCTTTTGCAAGTTTTTCAATGCGGGTGTATTCTTTAGGAATTTTTCTTTCAGCCGTCTACCATCTTCTTTAGTACCGTTGACAATTTCACCTATCTTGGCATCACCACCACCATATAAGAATCCATAAATAAATGTCTTTGCTTGACTACGTGTTTCCAGTCCAGCATTCTTTTGGTTCTTTGTATGAATATCACCATTAAGGATTTCATGTGCATACTCTCCATGATCATAAGGATATAGGTAATGTGCTAAACATCGTAACTCTAAACCACTGCAATCAATCCCCGCTTGATACCATCCTTGTGGTACTTCAAACAGTTCTCTACACTCTTTTCCATAAGGACTATTTGCACTAGGTACTTGTGCTACATTAGGGCTACTATGTGATGCTCTGCCACTCACCGTACCATTAGGATTACATTTACCATGGATTTTACCATCACTACCTATTAGCTTTAGCCATGCATTCTTACCTTCTGACAATTGCCCTAAGCGTTTAGACAATAAAAAAGACACACGATATAGGCTAGCAATATGCCGTACTTCGTCTGTCGTTGTTTCGTCTTTTTCAATATGTTTTAAGGCTTCTTCATCAAGTTTTAATTTACCGTCTTTATCATACATGCATTTTTTAAACACATATTTGTAGTGTGTCTCAAATATATATTTCATGTGGTCTCGGCTCGTTGGATTGTACTTTTTATACTTTTGTATTGGCACTCCTTTTACATAGCCTAATTTATTATTGTTCACTTTTGGTATGAATAATTTATCGGGAATTAATGGAGCCTGTTCTGTTAGCTCTGCTTCTACTTTTTGTCTTTCAGCCTCAAGTATTGCCTTGAGTTCGTAGGCTTTTTCAAGATTAAAAGGAAAGCCGTTCTGCTCCATTTTAAACATAAGCCACTGTGCCTTATGCTCAAGTAGGCTTGCATCTTCGGTAAACCCTTTAGACAACAAATTTTCATATAATTTCTTTGTGACTACCACGTCTTGCTTGTTATAAGCTAGCATATCTTCATTAAAACAAGCCCAACAATCTTCTGTATCTTCAGCATAGGTTCCCTTTAAAACGCCTAATCGTTGGCCATAGGCTTTTAATGAGTGACTACCCCATAACTTGCGTGATAGCTTGTTTTGTCTTACCAATACTGCATCAATATCACTGATATTAGAGTATACTAAGCGTGCTAATACTAATGTATCTATGACTTTTTCTTGGTCAAATTGCACGTTATATAGCTTTTCTAATACTGGTATATCAAACATGATAACATTATGTCCACATATGCTATCAGCATTTAATAATTCTTCTAACATATTCTCTATTTCTTGTGGTCTGTATAATTTGTATTCCTCTGTTGCTGTATTGTAAATACATCCACAATGTACTTTTGTAACAGTATCTAATAGCCCATCTGTTTCTATATCAAAGATAAGCATTAGAACTCACCTCCACCATCTTCAGTATCGAATCCATATGTTTCCATTGGTGGTTGATACTTTTCTAATCTATTTGTCTCACGATTAAAAGACAAAAAGCCTCCTAACCCTGTGTTACCTGTATGTCTACATTTTAGTATACGTATACCCATAACATCCCTATCCTTTTCACTTTGTTGGTTTCGTTCAAGGGCTATGATCGTATCACTTAATTGTGCCAATGATTGACTACCTCTTAAATGATTCAGTGATACATGTCCACCTTCTTCATGTGCTTTTTTATCTTCTGTGCGTTTTAAGTGACAAATTGCCACCATACCTGTACCAGTTTCTTCTACTAGGCTACGTAGTCTTGTCATTAAAACATCAATCATCTTTGTTTCGTTCTTTGCTTCGATACCACTTGTTGCTATGCTTACATGGTCTAGAATTAAAAAGTCACATCTTTCACTGACTGCCATGTATCGCATTGCATTTAATAGCTTGTCAGTTTCCAAAGACCCAAAGTGATTATATAAGACAAACAGTCCTTTACCTAAAGTTTCATCAAAAGCTTGTTTATATTCATAGTCGCTAACTTCTGCACGGCTTATATGGATAGGCTTGTTTAAATGGATACCAATAATTCCCTTGGCGGTTCGTCTGGTATTCTCCTCTAACATCATGATGCCTACTTTCATGTGCTGATCCACTCCTAGATGATAGAGTATTTCACGTACAAACGTACTCTTACCTATACCAGTACCTGCCGTTACTAATGCTATTTCACCCTTACGAATGCCCTTTATCATTGTGTCTGCATCAATCTGCCATGGTAGAGAATATCCTCGGACTTCTTCAGGTTCTTCTTTTAAAAGTTCCCATAACTCACTACCATTAATAATGTTACTTGGGCTATATGATTTTGCATTGTCGATAGCATTTACTAGCTTATCCCCCTCATTCGCCATAAGGTACTCGTTGGGGTCTTTGTAATGCTGTAGCCTTGCTACTTTTAATTTCTCGCTTGGCAATATTCCTTGAATGCTTTCAATTGCATCTAATCCTGCCTTATCACTGTCAAATGCTACTATAACTTCTTCAAAATTATTCAGCCATTCAAGGTTTTTCTCAAATGTCTTTTTAGCACTACCAGCACCTGTAGGAATAGACACAACACATGCTATATTCCCATAGATTTGACTGACTGTTAAGCAATCAATTTCACCCTCGGTAATGATTAATCGTTTGCCTTTAGCAAATAATTGTTGTCCATAGAATGTACCCGTAGTGCTTCCAATTGCTTTGAATGTTTTGTCTTGAAAGCGTAGCTTTTGCCCCTTCAATTTACCATATTCATCATAGTAATTTGCAATGTGGCAAGGCTTGCCTTGGTAACTGCCCGTCACATAGCCATATTTGCTACATGTGGCAAGTGTAATCCCTCTTGCTTTTAGGGCTTGTAAATGTCCTTGGATAAAGACACAAGAGGGGGCGGAGGTAACAGTTCCCCCTCCTTGGTCTTCTTTCGGAAATGTCGTAGTTTTGCAACTAAAACAATAGGAATGCCCATCTGCGTAGGTTGTTAAGGCATCATGACTACCACAAGATGGGCAAGGTAAATGCATTTCTACAATTTGTTTGTTTAACCTATCATTTTCCATGTATCCTTAACCTCAATTGCTGTATATGTGCTGTCCTCAAAAATTTGTGTCTTTACATATTCATTCATGCTTTCTAAACATGTATATAGAATATTTCTTACAAATTCTGCATCCGATTTGCGGAGTACAAATCCCTCTTCAATACAAACAGTAAAATCTCGTATACCTAGATAAAGTTTAGTTATTGTTAATTGGTTATTTTTATAGCTTACTTCAAATTCATCTTTACCATTCAAGTAAAGGGGAATAGTTGTAGTGGTACAAAAACCGTCTAAACGTTGATCAATTTTTAGGTTGTTAATACGGTAATATACATCATCTGTCATAAATCTTCCATTGTGTCCTACAGTTTCTCGTATAAGTTCAAACATAATCGGTGTATTTGGTGTATTTGGTGCTTTCATTGTATTCACTCCTTAAATTGTTACATGGATATCTTCACATTCTAGCCATTCTTTCATCGACTTATTTTTATTGATGTAACGATACATATCATTTTTAAAAAGATTTAATATTGTTTTTATCTCTTCTACTTCTTGCATATCTAACTTGGCTTCTTTTACTATATGATTGAGACTAAACCAGAATGTCTTGTTGCCATAATCATCTATTACCCAACAATCCACCCCTAGCCATTTAATATATAATGTGTATCGAACTTGCTTATAAAACATTGTTTGTTGATACCCATCTATTTCTTCAGCTATTTTCAAATCATATAGGGTATATGCCTTTTCCGTATCGTCATAAGACCTAACTGTATGTTTTAATTTAAACTCAATTAATGGTTTCATAGTTACTCCTGTACGGGTTGCGTATGATTAATAATATATTCTTCCATACTTTCTTCACATTGTGATAGAAGTTCTTCAAGCTGTTTCACGGCTAAACTATCAAGTAGAATACCTTCTTCAATAGTGTATGATACTACAGTATCTGTAGTTGTTTCCCACTCTATTTTCAATACTTCATCAATATACTTCACCGTGTAGCAATTATCATACAAAATAACCTGTTCAATATATCCCTCTAATTTTTCGTTAATGTTTAAGTTTACAAGCTCATTACACTTTTCTACGTCACCTTCATTAGAAATATACACATAAGGTTTAATCTCATAAGACACAAATTTATTCATATTTTACCTCAAATTTCTACAACACTATCAATTTCAATTTCTGTTATTTTACCATTATATTCTGCATCATTAAAAAATGAATCCTTTTTCCATGCTAGATTATCTATATAATCTTCAGGATCAATATGTTCTGCTAAAGAAAAGGTTCCTTTAATTTTCTTTGTTACAGTTCCTTCAAAGTAATAGTTTTTCATAGTCTTGCACATCTCCTTTAAATCGTGCCTTGACTGTTGCAAGTAATCTATGGAGTTTCTTTTTTTGTCTCTCACTAATCTTTTTGAGTTTTCCACAATCTACCATAATTTTTAATTCATCATCTTTGTTTAAAGTGCTAATGTCTTTTAGCCTTGTGATTGTTGCATTACAATCCACATAAAAATGATATGGTGATGTAGTGTATCCTTCGCCACGCATGATATGTTTAAATGCTTCTGCCGTTTTATTATTAAAATTTCCACGTGCAATAATTATTTTAATCATGGTTCTTCCTCTATCCATTCTTTTGGAATCATTTTACCAATGTGATATTTGAATCCATGTTTTTTACACCAGGTGCTATACTTCTGTTTCCGTTTTGCTGTTAACCATTGGTCTCTCATAAATAAAAAACGTATATCTAGCTCTGGATGTTGTTCTTTAATATATAGGTGTTTTTGTCTATCTGATGGTTCAAATAGCCCTTTGGCTTCTACGATAATCCCATTAGGTAAAATAAAATCAGGCTTATATGTATGAGTGACTGTATAAGGAATACGTTTGGTTTCATATTCAAAAGACACACCAGCTCTTACAAGATTACACTTGATATCATATTCAAAGTTACTTCGAACCGTTTTATCTTTTGGTTTATAGTAACCTCTTGTTCTACTGAATTTCATTAGAATTCTACCTCATCGAATGGAGTACTTTCATCATCCTCAGGATCTGCTGATTCAAAACCATAACTAGATGCATCCTTTTTATATTCAACTAATTTATTTACTTGCAAGGCTAATAATTTTAAAGACACACCATATGTATCTTTTTTTACAGCATATACTGTGGGGAGTACATTCATCGTTACAATACTACCATTACCAATCATGGTACCTTTTTGCATGGGGACACCATATGCATCAAAGATAGGTAATGTAATTGGAATCATTTCCCCTGTTTGTCTATCTTTAAACTCATGGATACGTTTTGCTTTAAAATATCTTGCTTGGTCTTCCTCGTCTTCGTCAGGCTCTGTTCCACCTAAATATAAATACCCCTCTTTAGGTTTAAAGCTTTTGTCTTTCAAGACTTCATCTTTACCTTGGTTCCATATTCCTAATAATTCTTTTAGAACTTTTTCCGTTTCTTTTTCTTCTGGTGCTACTTGAATGGAATAACCTGTTAACTTACCGTTATATTCTCCACTTTCCCAAACTTTAGCCCATTTACATACACCCTTAATATTAAGTGTTTTTACATCTTTTTTTGCCATTGTTTCTATCTCCCTGTACTACCGCTTGCATCTCCTCGTTCTGTTTCTTCGGAAATATTAGACACAAGCTCTACATGATATTTATTTTTCTTTTGTAATTCAAATTGAAATACACGTTGTCCTTTTTTTAGAAAAACTGGATATCCACCTAAATTATAAACATAGGCGGTTAGTTCTCCTCTAAAATCTTCGTCAATAATACCTACAGCATTTCCCATAATTAAATGTAGATCACGTGCCACACTACTACGTAGGTATAATCTAATATCGTATCCTTTTGGTATTTCCATTTTTAACCCTAATTTAATGCATGTAGGATTTTGTAAACCTCTTGGAATTACGATATCTTCTTGTAAATAAATGTCATAACAGCTCGCCTTCTCAGTCCCTTTTGTAGGCGATTCGAACCTTTCAGGGTTCACGGGACAAATCTTTAACACTGGTTCTTTTTTTGTCTTTTCTTCTGTAACTAGTTTTTCTTCTGCTACAGTTTCTTTTGTTCTTGGCAT